TCATCATCTGTGTATCTAACAAAACTATAGCCTTCAGGACTTTTAGTAAAATCTTTTTCTGTAATTCCAAACATTCTTTTGAAATTATTCATACCAACCCAATCTAACAATACACTTGCATCTTTTGCTGCCTGTCCTTCTGCTCTGTAAAACTTACCCATAGATTCTTCTAAAAAACTTCTAATAAAATAATTAGGTGCAATAATTCTTCCAAGTTTATGAAGTGTTCTTTTTAAAGGAGATTGTATTTGGTTTAATCTTCTTCCTACAGCAGATTCTAAAGTTTCATCCTTAGCATAACCTCCTCCTTTAACAGGATCTCTTAATTGTGTTTCATATCCAAAAGGATATTGATCTGAATTGTTCCCATATAATATTGAATCTAAGTCTTCAGGATTTTGTGCTTTTACAAGTTCTTCAGGATCGGAATGATAAGTTGTACTTGGACTATTAGGGTCAGCACTAAACTCTCTTGACCAAGGATCTTCAAACAATACTCTAGTTCCGGGTGCCTTTTGTAAAGCTTTTCCCATACCTTTAGCTAATCCTACTCCTGCTACACCTCCTGCAAGACCTCCTCCTAATGCTCCTACTATAGCACCGGGTATTCCTCCTATTTCTTGTCCTTTCATTGCACCATAATGTCCTCCTGCAGTTAATCCTGTTTCAGCAATTAACCTTGCAGGTAATCTTGCTCTACCTCCTGCTATAGGATCTATTACTCCTGCTAATCCTCTTCTAAGAATATTAGCTTTTCTTCCTGCCTGTAATGCTTTTGCTCCTCCTCTTAATCCTAAAGCTAAAGGCCCTCCAAATCCTGCTGTACCTATTGTTAAAGCTACATCAAGTGGTGTAGTTAATTCAGTTGCAAATTCAGCTACAGGTCTTATCCAATCAGGAGCACCTGATACTGCTTCCTTAGATACCATAGGCCTAAACCAAAAATTCCTGTCATCAGGCATAGGTTGCTGAGGTGGAGGTGGGGGCAACATAGGTTGTTGAGGTGGTGGTAATGTTGGAGCTGCTGTATCAGCTCTTCTTATTTGTTGTGGAGTAATAGTCGGGGGAGGTGGGGGTGCATATTTACTCCGTTGATATCCTGCTTTTGCTCTTGGGTATGGAAAATTTGGATTCATTAATAATATATAAACCTAGTTTTTGGTGCATAATAACCTGTATTCATTCCTCTTTCATAAGGACTTAATCTTGCATATCTTTCTGTAAAAGGATCTTTCTGAGATAAATAATCTGTGAATTTAAGGTCAGGGGTTTTACCTTCTCTAGCCATGCCTCCTAATTTACCAAGATAATCAGTATAAATATCCTGAAAAGATTCCTGATAGAATTTCTTTTTACTAGGGTCAATAGTTCCTGATGGCCTAGTGTAAAACTCTGAGGCTGAAGGTACACTATAATATGCTGCACTAGGAGTTTGTTCTAAAAACTCCTGTGGTAAGTAATCTATAAATGGATTAGCTATATCAGTAGATAGTGGTGCCTCTGTACTATAAGGAGCTACTCCTTGTGCTGTAGGTGCTATATTATATCCCATACTTCCTGTCCCTGCTGTAAATCCGGGTTGAGGATTATATGAAGTGGAAGCCCAAGAAGGATTAGCATTGTTAGTTGCTCCCCAAGCCATTCCTGTATCAGGATTAATTGCTCCCCAAGTACCTCCTGCACCTGTTATTAAAGCTCCTGTCTGTGGATTAAATGAGTATTGAATATCATCATCTATATTAGGATCTGTAGCAAGCAAGCTATAATTTTGAAATCTGTTTCGTTCTACCATGTTTTTTTACCTAAATCTTGGGATTCTTGAATCAAAAGGATTATAATCCCAAGGATTATAAAAAGGAAGTGACCCACCAAGTGTCATTGCTGCTAATCCTAAGGGTAATCCATAATTCGTTGCAAAATTTCCTACATCTTTAAATCTATCTGCCTTGCGAGCTTCCATAACACCATACCAATCAGGATTCATTGTATTATATATAGGGTCGCCAAGCATAGGATTGCCTCCAAATGGGAGAAGCATTTCACCTCCCGACCATGGACTCATAAAAGGATCAACTAAAGGCCCTGCCCATTCTTGTCTGTTTGCAGCACCTCCTCCCCAATTCCCCATCATTTCTTGTCCTGCGGGTGGAATTAAAGTATTAGCAAATGGTATAGATGGTGATAATCCTCCTAATCCTCCTGTTCCTGTATAATCATATGTAGGAGGGGGATCTATTAAAGGCTGCCTGCCCCATCCTGTTCCCATTGTTGTAGTTCTTCCTATATCTGCCAATTCTGCAGGGGAAGGAACAAAAGGTGGTACTCCATAAAAATCTTTCCAACCTCTATCCATTTCTTCTCTCATTGTATTTTGGTATGGAGAATCCCATTCCATTCTTTCCCCTATCATTTCTCCTGCAGGCATAATATAAGGTTGCTGTTGTACAGGCATTTCCGTAGGGGTCGGGTATGTTCCTCCTCTTGCACCATATTCAGGAGGTGATGATTCCGGAGATTCCGGATATAGAAATTGGGGAGGTCGTTCTATATTAAATCCCGGAGGTGAGGAAGGTAAATCTCCCCATGCTCCTCCTCCTATTGCAGGAGGTGGTGGTGTTTCCGGTAAGTAAGGAATAGGTGCTTCCCATGCCCATCTAGGTAATCTATCTTCCATCATTGTCATAATAAGCCTCTCTTTATCTATATTTAAATGAAATGTTTGATTTGTTAAATAATCCCGGCCAAAATGCTTTGCTAGTATAAGGACTTAAAGGATTAGGAGGTATTGCTCCTATAGCTCCTTCACTAGGATCTCGTGTTCCCCATTCAGGGTATTTATAATAACCTCCCCAATTAATAGGAGGAATATTTCCTCCTCCAACTCCTGTATATATTCCACGAGCAGCATCTAATGCTCTCATTTGATTAATTAGATCTTGTTGGTTTTTCATAGCCATTTGAGGTGGTATAGGTGGCCCTAAAACAGGAGGAAGAGAAGATTTGATTGCAGCTTCTTTTGCAGCTTGTTTTGCAGCTTCTATTGCTGCAAATCGTTTGGCTCTTTCTTCTCCTACGAAACTACTAGCAAGTACTTTAGATCCTATAGTTTTAGCATATCCTGCTACATCTGTCCAAGAGGGGCCTGCTAAATCTTTCCAAGTGGGGCCTGTATATTGATAAGGCCCTCTTGTTGTTTTTGTTGTAGTAGTTAAAGTAGGATAACCTGCTGCTTCATCTCTCCAAAGACTTTCAGGAGTTTGCCAACTTTCTTCAGAAATAACTTTTTTAGAAGGATCAATATCAAAATCAGTTTGGGTATCTGTAGTTACTGCTTTAGGTATTGGAGCTAACTCACCTGTTTTCATTCTTTTTTCTGCTGCTGCAGCTTTAGTAAGATTAATATCTGTGACTTTAGATATTGGAGCTACTGTTGTAATTGGAGTTACAGGAGCCTTAGCCTTTGCTGCAACTTTTGCTGCAGTTATAGCATCAGGAACAGGAGGGGTTTCTTCCCATCCCGGAACCTGAGGTGGTTCATCAGATATCTCTCCCACTCCTGTTATTAAATGAGAAAGACTATCATTAGCTCCATATCCCTGTATTGCTCTTTGGTTAATAACCTGATCTGATAAAGGAACTCCTAATTCACTAGGAGTAATATCAACAGCAACTTTTTTACCATCTACTAATTGCCAAATTTCTTCAACTTTTCCCTGAGCATCTTTCCTTGTCATTACTATTCCATGGGATTTGGTGTTAACTCCTGATACTCCCATTCGAGAAGATGTTGTTGGTTTAGAAACTATAGTAGCTGTTGTTCCTGTTCCCTCGGGGTTTGGTTTAAATTGAACAGTACTTCCGTCTGAAGCTGTAGTTGTTGTAGTACCTGTTCCTGTAACTGCAGTATTTTCACCCATAGTGTCCATACTAACACTTTGTCCTGTAGGGATTTGTGCAACATTAGTTGTTGCTCCCATTTGCATAGGGCTTCTTCCTATAAATGGATTTGTACTTTGTCCATAATTAAATGATCCACCCGGCATACCTATTAAGTTACTAGGTATATTTAATTGCCTGTTATACATATTCATTACATTTCTTGATGCTGCATTTCTTAATTGATAAGGAAGAAGGTCTGTTAAACTCTTCCTTAATTCTCTTTCTGCTCTAGCTCCTTGAAAAGGATCTGTTGTTGTTCCCCCAATATAAGTATCATATATATTTCTTTCTGCTCCAATTAATTGATTAGGAGATATTCCACTACTTATTTTCTGTTTAACCTGATCAATAGCTTGTAATCCCTGTTGCAAACTTTGCATCCAATTAGGTTGCCCTCCCAAGTATTGTTGGAATCCAAAACCTCCTGCAGAAGGTTGTCCTCCTATTCCTGTTGTCATTGGTGGTTGAAATGTTCCTCTAAGAACATCTAAATCATAAGCTGTTTGAGCAAATTTTAATGGAGTTTGATATAACCCTCTTATTGCAGCGACATCTGATCCGGGCAATGTTGCTGCTAATCCTGCTGATACTTGAGAAGGGGTCATTGCCATTCTAAGTCTAGCATCTATATTTGCACCTGTTGGAAATCCGGGGACTCCTAATGCAGCTCCTGTCGGAGCCTGACCATATCCTGCAACTGCTCCTGCTTGTGTTGGATATGGAAAGGATGGAATAACACCTCCTTTCTCAGTAAATCCCGGAGGCATAGGAGGAGTTGGTATTCCGGCAATTCCGGGTATTTCAGGAATTGCCGAAGGGTCAGTTTCTGTAGGTTTAAAATATTTTTGCAAAGAATAGTTTATAGACTCTGTTTCTATTTCTTGTAACTGAGTTGCATCATCATAAGAATAAGGAGGTGATCCATCAATATTAGCAAATTTTATATTCTTTAAAACATTTCTTCCATCTTCTTTTTTATAACTCATTTGAACATCCCAATTACCTCTTTGAGCTTCAATCTCTTCCTGAGTTTTATATCCTAATCTTGAAATAAGATAATCTTTTACCCTGCTTTTTCGTTGTTCTAAATTTATATCCTGCTCGTATGCCTGCTGTGCTTGAGCTTCAATTAATTGTCTATCTCTATCTGTTCCTGCAGGTCTTTGTTCAGGTGCTGAAGGGACTCCTGAAGTTACTGCAAAATCTATTCCTTTTGCAGGAAGAGCAGTATGAGAAATATTAGGATATAAATTTCTTGTAATAGTTTTTCCATCTGAAGCTATATAATTTGTTATTACATCAGCTCTTTTAGCTCTTGAGGGATCTTTTGAATAATTTACAACACCTAGTTCTCCTCCATATTCCCCGACTGTTTTTCCTAAATCTAATCCTAAAACAGTATTTTCAGGAATAAGTTCAAATCTTATTGCTAAGCTTTCGGCATCAATAATAGGAGCAGACCTTGTTGCTTCTTCAATAGATACTCCTTCTTCAGGTCGCCAAGGCCCCATTAATGCTCCCCTTCTCCATTTCCCTGATCCTGCATAAGCTGTGTCTATTTTAGTTTGCCATTCTTTATGGGCATCTCCGTCAGATATGGGTAAGGTACTATAAAAATCATTTTTGTTATACCATTGCAATCTTCTTTCTACATTCCAATTTTTTGGAAACTCTATAATTACAGGCAGGGATGGTTCGGGAAACCTTTTCTCTGTCATTGTCCCTAAACCTGATGATTGTGCCTCATAATATTTTGTTGGATCTGACATATATTCTCCTTTACCTTAATGCTTGTCTTCTAATTTGTTCTTCCTGACTCATGGCTCCGGGTCTTGGAGTCTGAGGTGCTACCATTCCCTGTGGGGGAGTTGGTGGGGGAGGTGGCCCTCCCATCATTGCATTAGGCATTACTCTTGGATCCATTCCTCTAGGCTGTTGTGGTTGCTGAGGTTGTGGAGGCTGAGCTGCCTGTTGTAATTGCTGTTCTGATTGTAATCGTTTGGTCTGCTTTTCATTCATCATAGTAATAAGTTCACCATAATAAAACTGAGCAAGATCGGGTCTTCCCCTGTCTTCTGCTGATTGCAGTAAAGTCCAAAGTGCAGCTTCAGGTAATATCCTTTCTGCTGTCTGTTCTTTAATTGCATCATCAATCATATCTGTGTCCTGTAATCCAAGGATCTTATCCCTTATAAAGATATCAGGAAGTAACGGAGCTTCTCCATCTCTAGCAATCTGTGCCATATTCATCTTTGTTAAATCATCCTGTGGTAACTGACCAACGAATGTTATCTGAATATCCCCTGCATCTTTAATAGATGAGGGTGATATTTTCTCTTTAAAGTATTGTCTGTTCATATCCTGTCCTGACAACTCCATGCTGTCAAAAGATTCAGATATATACTGATCACATATAAGCATACAGAAATCTGTATAGGCACTTTCAAGTGCTTCTATTCTAGGGGAGATGAGTGAATCAATTCCCTGTCTTAAAGTATTAATTGCAAATCCTGAGAGTTGAAATTGTATATCTCCATATAATGTATGGGGTACACCACCTCTCTGCATTTCTCCTGAAATTAATCCCATAAAGGATCCTGTTTCCCTAGCTACTTCCATTAAACCTAATGGCTCTACATTTTCTCCCTGTGCCAAGGATATCTCTGTACCTTCCTTATAAGGATCTTCATCAAGTGTTTTCATTCCATCTCTTGATGTAATCTTTAATCCCTGCCTTCTTGCACGGGAAGTTAATTCCAACATAATAGACATTATCTGATTATTCTTTTCATAATTATTCCTGTTATGTTTGTAGACACTCTCGCCATAATCAGCAATAGTATCATCAATAGGAGTCATATCATTAAGTGCCTGTATCATTGGTACTGCTCCCACAGGCCCCAAAAATACAGGTACCCTGTCTGCTCCATGTGGAGTAGCTTTCTTTGCTACTCTTCCATTAGAAAGAACAACTGTATTTATTTCTTTATCATAGTAATCATATACATCTACCCAATCCTCATCATCATAATCTTCATTTCTTGGAAGCTTAATATTATACTGACTCTCTACCAAGTCTTTGGATTTCTTAACTTTATAACAAGCCCACTCCAAGCCCTCAGCTCCTAATGACCAATAAGTGTGCATTGGATCCCAAGGAGTTATATCAACATAAGTGGAATCATCTTTATCTTTAACTAATAATGCCCTACCTGCATACCATCCTCTCAAAGCTATATACCATGCGAGTTGGTTTTTAATTGAAGGCATAGAATTTCTTTTGATTCTTTCATCAGCACTTCTTAATATACCTAGAAAGAATTTTTCTTTCTTGTTATTTTTCTCCCTGTCATTTTCTTTTTCAGATACATTTGGAATCCTAGCTACCATTTCACTTCCTGTAATAAAGGAAATTATTTTATCTGCATAAGTTGAAGGTTCGTTAGAGGTATATGATTGGTAACCATCACCTGCATCATAAGGATCAAGCCTGTAAAGGGAATAATCTTTATCCATTCTGTTTCTTAATGGTTCGGTTGCCTCGTATTGCCCCTCTACTTTATCTATAATCTGTTCAGGTTTTATTCTTTTTGCCAAGTTACCATCTCTTTACACGAATTGATGTTCTGTTTTCTATATGTGCATAACCAAAATGATTAATCAAGCCATATATTACTGCTTTTACACCATGATTATACTTATCTTCAGGCTGATTGCCAACTATATTTCCATCTCTATCTACTTTCCACCTGTAAACAAGTGTCTGTCCATTAAAAGGATTGGGTGCTGCACCAAATTCTGATAATATGCCTTTGCATTGTTTATTAATTATGAGTCTTGGCTCTCCATTAGGAGCAAGTTTAAGCATAGATTTTAATTTTTCGGTACCATCATTTATCTTTACTTTCTCACTATCAAGATATAATCCTGTTTCATTCATCCATACTTCTGCAGGTGCAGCCATTGCCTGATGCTGATAACCTGCCACATCAATTACACCAAACTTAACATCACTCCACCATTCCCTGTTCTGACAGATATTAATCATTTCTTCTGTGATAAGGGATTGTTCGTAGACTTCGTCAATAATTCTAACCTGATCATTGATGATCTGTATTGCTTCAACAGCATATCCTCCTGCATATCCCGGATCGATCCACAGATGCACGGGCTCTCCCAATACATAGTTAGCCTCCTCTGATACATGTTTATCTGCTCTAAATTCCTGAAAGACAACTCCCACAGGAGGTGAAGGAATACCTTCAATCCTCTCCATAAAGAAAGCATCACTAGCTTCATTCTTAAGCTTCTGTATTTCAGGGTCATCTTTACCTCCCGGATATAAATGTTTATTAGTATATGAAGGGAGAGAGAATGATTTCTCATCTCCTGTGCTGTATTTCCATGCCTGAAAAAGGGAAGGGTACCATCCCAAAGAACCTTCAAATGTTCCTGAAAGAAACATCCATGCTGCTTTAGGTGCACATCTTCCTCTGATCCTGTAATAACTCTCTAAATCTAACTGACTAGCCTCACATCCTATGATTCCATCAGGTGCCCTCATGGCAAGAGTACGGGGATCTTTAGCTGACTTGGTTTCTATTACAGTACCATCAGCTAATTCTATCCTACCCGGATCTACTCTCTTGGAAGCCTTCTTTAAAAGGTTTAATTTGGCAAAATCCTCTATTAAATACTCGTATTCTGCCCTAGTTCTGCCGTAATCTGCAGCTACTAGCCAATATAATCCCTTTCCCTCTGTTTCAAATATTCTTTTAAGCAGAAATTTACTAGCGATCATGCTCTTTCCTGCCTGTTCTCCACCTGCTACTAGGGTAAATCGTCTGTCTGACTCCAATATAACCCTCTGTTCATCAGTAGGAGTAAAACTTACTGTATCATAAAGGAAATCAGTTAATTCATTTTGTGTCTGAGTCATTAATTAGATCCTCTGCCTGCTTAACTATCTTTGATTTCGGACTCTTTGGTTCTTTTGTCTTAGCCATCTTCCTAAATTCGGATATAAGCTGTCTAGAATCATCACCTGTATTGTCTGATTGCCTGTATCTTTCAGGTAAGTGGGCATTTAACATAGTAATTAACAACAATGGCCTAGAATAATCCCCACTCTCTAACATTTTATCTATTAAAGCAAAGGCTGTACTCTCTAAACTCTCCCCTATTGCTAACTTTGAATCATCAAAATCCTGTTTAAACTTGGAATCTTCCTTAAACCATTCATATATCGTGGTTCTTCCTATTGCCATACCACTTACTGCAGAAGATATAGTCCTTCTTCTGTTATATTCCTTCAGGAACTTAACCTTAAATTCCTCCTTATCTTTATCTGAAAATGCCATTGACCTGTCCTCCTACATACAATATAATAACTATGTTGGCTATACTTAGTCAACTCTTTCTCTCGTAGATAGGGGGATATAAATATCTCCTTTAAGAATTGATTATATAAAATACCCCCTATTTACTCCAATCCCCTTTTTTACTGCTTGACACCTTTTGCTATATAGCTATATAATCGCTATAGCGAGAGAAGAATATATATGCTTTGCTCTCCCCCTAACAGGGAGAGCAATATAGCTATATAGTAGCTATACCCACTAGCAATAGCAAGTTTACTTTTAATAAAAAATTCTGTCATAGGTATGTATAGCCTATATGTAGATTTCTTAAGACATGCCCCCTTGCTTGTTGCTTATTTGTTTATTGCTTGATTGATTGATTGGATAGCTACACCACTTTACTTCCCTCATTGCTAGGTAGCTACAGCACTTTACAC